CGTTCGTTCACCCTTAGGAGAGGATATGGCCTATATAATTTTCTTTGGCTATATCTTCATCACATTAAGGTAAAACTACTTGCACGTGTTTCTAATTCGACTCTCACTGGAGGCTTTATGCACACTGATACTTTATTTAATCTTGCTACTGCGGTGGCTTCTGATAACAGTTTTGATCGTGAAGTTTTTATTCTTCGATTTCGGGACACTATCGAGTTATTATCCTCTTATGGAACTTTTAGTTCCGAAGTAATTAAGAGATATAATGACTTAATAGATGTTCTCGAGAAGCTTGAAACTTTCGGATCTGATCTGGATATCGTGTTGCTCACTTGGTCACTTGATTATATGTATCAATTTACGTGTATAAGCAATCATTTTGAGAATCGTCTTTCTAAATTTCCAATAGATCTTTCTGAGGATGATCCGTCTTTCATCGCGGTGCCGATATGACTACCGGTACTATAATAAACGATGATCGTGTCACTGAAACACTCGGTTGTGGTATAGTCAGTCATGGCTATAACAGTTATCGAGATTGGACAGGTGGCGATAGAGCATCTCCTCATGATCGTACTGAGCACATTTACACTCTTGTTAATATCGAAGAGAATGACCCCGTTTTAAAATGGAGAGATAATTATTCTCCTCCTGGGGTTTATCCTTATACCGGTACTATTTATTCATGCTTTGGAGCGGGATCCGCATCAGTTAAAACTTTTGATGCAAATGATGTCCTTAAGGCGATAAATAAATTAGGCAATAAGATTAGAGATCACGATTTCAATTTAGGCAATTTTATCGGTGAAAGCCGACAATCCGTCGCTCTTGTAGCAGATACGGCAACTCGCGTTGCTAAAATGTTACATCATCTTCGGGATGGCAATTTGTATAAAGCTAAAAATGCAATATCTAAAGTGAAGATTTCTCGTGGTCACGTGCTTCAGAAACGTTTTCCGAAACCTTTTACGGCTAGGGAAGCTAGTGATGCTGTGCTTGAACTGCAATATGGATGGAAGCCACTTTTAAGTGACGTACATTCCTCTATGCATGGACTCGCAGCGATTCATCACAAGCCTCGCGTTAATAGGTATAAAATTACGAGGGAAGTTTATGATAATCGTCTTATGTTGAACGGCTCTGGGCACGTTTTCGAAAGAAAACACTCCATTGCACGCCATTATAGGGCGGTTATTCGTAGCCAACCGAGTTTTACAACCCTGTTACATCTCAATGATCCATTGTCTGTTTTGTGGGAAGTCACACCCTGGTCGTTTGTTGCTGATTGGTTTCTTCCAATTGGCGACTACCTAGGTGCTGTTGACGTCTTTCGAAACTTTGATTTTGAATCAATATGGTACACTGAAGTCGATAAACGAGAAGATCGGTATAAAAATAGTGGTGCCTCCTTCGTTGAAATTGAAGGGACGCCTAATTACTATTATAAAATTGATCAAGTTTCTCGTCGATCCAGTGCGTTAGATGCTGCTATGTTACCTTTTCCTACGTTCAAACCTTTGAAGCAGGCTCTTATGCCTGAACATTTGGTAAATGCGTTTGCGTTGTTAACTAGTAACACTACGCGATTTAGAAAGCAACTAAAGTTTTAGGACGTTTTGTTCTTGGTCCTGTGACTTTTCTTTTAACATTTTTATGAGGTTTATCAAATGGCTGCATTAGCAACATTTGCAATTAATGACTATGCTGCGGTATCCCATTCGTACCAGCCAGTCTCCCATTCTTCTACTAACGCTACGTTTCGCGAAACTGGACTCTCTTCGAGTCTGGCAGCCGGAATTTTGTCGTTGGATAAATTGAAGGTAAAGGGTAATGGCGGTATTGAAAAGTATCGTGTAAAGTTATTCCAACCAGTGCTCGAAGCCGACTTGGCTGCGAACGCGGAAGGTTATACTGCTGCTCCGAAAGTGGCCTATTCACTTAGTTTTATCTGTGAATTTATGGCTCCCTTAAGGGCAACGGACACTCAAAAGAAAGATACTGTGACTTTAGGTAAAGCAAGCCTGAGTAACTCTATTTTTTGGGATGCATTAATTTCGGGCGTAATGCCTTACTAATCATTCTGAACTTTTGATCACTATACCACTAATATTAACGTGGAGAAGTTTATGTGTAAAAATAACCACATTCGTAAGTTCTATGACCTCTGGAAAAAGAAGGATGACGCGTCACTGACGTTTCGTCTTGCCTTTTTCTGTGCACAGCATAGTGGCATCTATAGTGAGCGTTTATGCGACTTAGTCGCTGCTCAAGATGTACTAGGCCTCTGCACCTTCGATTTAGATTATTCAGATCCTTTGAATAATGTTCGTGATCTTCAATATGCTCGTCAGTGTCTTGCGTTTTTTAGCAAAGACTCTGATTTGCGATTGAAAGATACTGAACGTGCGATGTATTGCACCTTTCTCGAAGCCGAAATGAAGAACCGTCAAACGAACAAAAGATGGTCAACCTTATATGAGACAGGGAATTTATTCCACTGCGAGGACGGGTTTGTTGACTCCGTCGCTCGGAAAATTTCTCATATTTTGGGTGATTGTCCCAGTTTGCTTGATTGTGATTTCGCATTCGGTCCTGGTTCGAGTACTACTGTACGTAAACAATCGTCTGCGCGTTATAAGTTAAACGCCAGACCCGCATGTTCTGCAGAGATGACTGATATGATCGAATTGTATCGTCACATAGACACTCCAGCTTATTGGGAAGCTCACGCCTACCAGTTCGATGTTGTGCCCGGAGAACTCTCTTCAGTGCCTAAAAACGCACTTACAGAACGGTCTATCTTAATTGAGCCAACTTTATCTACGCCTTACCAAAAGGCGGTTGGTTCTGAGATGAAAAAACGTTTGCTATTATTTGGTTGCAATCTTTATGACCAAAGGCAAAATCAGGAGTTGGCCCTTTTGGGGTCGATCACTGATGAAGTCGTTACCGTTGATGTAAGAAATGCAAGTAATACCATGGCATTGCTGCCAGTATACCATAGTTTCGCTTATAGTCCCGAATGGTTCTCTTTGTTAGAGGGCCTTAGGACAGGTGAAGCGCAGTATAAAGGCAAGCTCAGGAAGCTAGAAATGTTCTCCTCAATGGGGAACGGCTTTACTTTTGAGCTAGAAAGTTTACTTTTTTATGCAATTGCTATGACTGTTTGCGAACGTGTTGGGGCCGATACGAAATTAGTATCGGTGTATGGTGATGATATCATCGTACCTACAAGTTGTTACACTATGCTTGTTACAGCCCTCCAGTTCTTTGGTTTTGAGTTAAATAAATCGAAATCATACGCGAGTGGCCCTTTTAGGGAATCTTGCGGCGCAGATTATTACTTAGGCGAACAAATACGACCTTTTTATAAAAAGGATCGTTGGACAGATGCCAGAATCGTAGGCTTTTTAAACTACGACCATCGTAACTTTGGGTTAATCCCTGAGGATATACGATGTCAACTTAGGCACACATTAGAATCTAACGTAAAAGTTGGACCTGATGGCTTAGGTGATGGGCATCTGATTGTCGACGACCTTAGATTCGAAGATCTCACTGAAGCGAAGCGCCAAATAAGAAACAGGTTTAAACCTGGGCGCCAGCAACATGATCTCGACGGTTGGTTTATCACGACATATGCGAAAGTACCCGAAAGGGACATGCATCCGTTGGCGATAGGCGACCGCTTATATCCATTGTATAACATATATAGGAAACCATCGCTCATTTCCATTGAGCATAATTATTCCGCACTTGCGACTATAAACGGAGATGAATTACTCTGGGATTTGACAAAAGAAATATTAGTCAATCCAGATTGTATTCGTTCTCTGTATAGTCCAGTGGACCCTGATTTAGAAGATGATCCTTACGTGTTACGTGGTGGATGGCGATCAAAAGCCGTTCGTATTTACATGTTTAAGGGTAGTATCCCATTCGTGGGCTAGTGCTATCTGTTATAGAGTGTCTTTTTTGGGTTAATGTTACCCCACTCCTA